CACTTATTTGTTTTGCTATATCTTTTAGCGTAGGCATATTTTAACCTTCAATTTCTACCCAACCGATTTGTAATAGTTTGTTTATTTTTCGTATGTTGGTTTCATCAACTTCTATGATTTCTTCACCATTTGTAAATTTTCTCATTTTATTATTAGTTTAATTATGCGAATGCTACTCTATTCCAAGCAGAACCAGAGAAGAAATATAGGTTAGAACCTGATACTGCTAATTGTCCATCTGCTCCTGAAGGTAATGGATTCTTTTGTGCTAATTGTATAACATCAGAAACATTTACTGAACCTGTCACTTGTACTGCTCTTTTGAACTCTAAAGGAGGATTAGTTCCATAGTTAGGTGCAATTCGTAAGAATGTTTGAGTTATACCGCTATTACCATCTATATCCTTAAATTGAACACCATGAGTTGTAGTAGTTTCTAAATACAATTCAACATCTTGTGTAAAGTTATTATCAAATACACCAACATTATAGGATGCAGTTCCACTTAAATTATCAGTATAGTTGTATAAGAAACTTGAACTTTGTGCTGAATAAAGTGAGTTAAATACTGGATAAGCAAATCCTAGCTTATTTATGCTAATAGCTCTTGGTCCTTGTAAGTTACGATACAAACTTGAACTTATTGAAAGAGAATCAGGAAATAGTACTGTATTTCCAGCAGTTCCTCCAATAGTAAATTGTGGATTACTACCTGTAATTGTTGTAGTGCCAGTAAATACTGAATCACCTATAACTGCCAAATCTGTTGCTGCTGAACCTGATATAGTTAGTGAACCAGTAATGGTTGTATTACCACTTACCTCTAATGGTCTCAATAATTGTACTTGACCACTACCATAAGAACTATATGGTTGTAGTTTAATTGCATTGGAATAAAGAGATGTGTTTGGGTTGAAGTCTCTTATATACCCACCATTAGCATCTACGAATAATCCAATAGTTCCTTCCGCATTTTCTACCGTTATTTGTTGTTGTTGTGTTCCATTGAAACCACTACAAGCTATACTACCACCGAATACAACCGATTGAACACTTGCACTATCAATAATGATTTGTCCTTGTGTAATGGTATTACTAATGCTAGGGGTTGAACCAGTCACTTGTATTCCACCATTTACTATCAAATCATTAGTTGCTGAACCTGATATTAAAAGAGAACCAGTGATTACTGCATTACCAGTAAATGGAAATGCACTACCTCCTCCACCAAATGAAGAAGTTGCAACGGTAGTTGTTCTACCTGCTGCATCACCTACCCATACATAACCTTGTTGTAGGGATGATGTGAATGTTCCAGTTGTAGATAACGAACCTGAAACATCTAATCGTTTAAGAGCAGTTATTCTACCATCAGTATAGTTTGTTTTATTTTGGAAACCGAATACTCCTTCGTAAGTATCTCCAGGAGTGTTATTTACATATATGATAGGTCCATTACCCCAGTTAGTAGTCCATGCTGCACCATCAAGTGCTAAACCTATTTCAGTTGCATCAGATACTTTATATATACCTATATTACTACCAAATGAATTACCGAAATACTGTACACTTGTACCATTTGTATTTGATAATCCTAATGCAGCTGAACTTGATATAAATACAGAGCCAGTGATTGTTTGATTACCTATGAATGTATTAGAGCCAGTAATTGCAACTCCTACAGGTGCTAGTCCTGCAAATGAGGATGTTGCAACAGTTATAGTTCTACCTGCTGCATTACCTACCCAAACATACCCTTGTTGTAGGGATGCCGTTAAATTATTTGCTACTCTTAAATCACCTCCGTTTATTTGAGCACCTTGTGATGCAGTAAAAGGAGCATTGATTGTAGTTTTACCCTCTGATTGAATTCCACCAAAGAATGTATTTAACCAAGTTCCTCCTTGATTATCAATCAACCATAATTGCTGGTCAGCTGAACCTGTAATATGGAAATCAAAAGTATTACCATTATTAGAAACACCCAATCTTAAAATATCACTGCCACCTGGTCTGTTTATGTATAAGTGATTATCAGTGGAACCTGATATTCTTATATCGCCTAAAACGGTTTGGTCTCCTCTAAATGTATTAGAACCAGTAGTTGCAAAGGAAGCAGTATTGATTGTTCCACCACTTCCGAAAGAAGATGTTGCTACGGTAGTTGTTTTACCAGTTGAATCTCCAACCCAAACATATCCTTGTTGTAGAGATGCAGTTAAACTTCCATTTAAGTTTAATTCAGTTACATTAAAATTTATACCACTTGCACCTGCTTGGCTAACTTCTAATTTATTACTTATACCACTTTGATTAAATGTAGTATAAATTAGAGGATTACCTTGTTCTTCAATTACTAAAGTATTTTGTATAGTTTGTTGTCCTACAAATGTGTTTGAACCCGTAGTTGCTAATCCTAAAGTTGATATACTTTTGTTTTTCCACAATCCATAAGATGAACTTTCGTATTGTATTAAATCACCTGTTTGAGCATTATTGATTTGAACATTATGTAGTTCGTTTAATTCCCAACCATTGTTAATACTAACATAGATTGAACCATTGTTTTGTTGTGCTCTTAATACCTGTCCTAATACAACAATTTGATTAGGTGCTTGTGGTTGAACTCGTGTGAATTGACCTGATGATGATAAATAAATAACATCACCTGCTGCATATCCTAATGCAGGGTCTGTATTAACACCAACTACCTTTCCTTGAACCACAACTTCAACATCAGTTCCAGTAAGTGCTGCTTGTCTTAATACACCTAAAGTATTTGCTGAAAGTAATTCAGTATTAAAAGATGCAGTATTGAATATAGGGTTATCACCAACTGCAGAAGTTATATGAACTATTGTTCCTATTGGTAATGTAGATGGGTTTCCGTTTCTTGCAGTAATTACTAAATTTCTAGCTATACTTGCCGTTTCTGCAAATGATGCACTTAATGCAAATGAACCAGTTGCAACTTGTATTGTAAATTGAGAACCATCACCTTTTGTAAATGTAATATCATCATTGATTACTGATGCAGTTACTAAAAGTGAGCCTGTATTTATTGTACTTCCACCTCCAAATGAAGATGTAGATACTGTTGTAGTTTTACCACTAGCGTTACCTACCCAAACATATCCTTGCTGCAATGAAGCAGTTAAACTTCCTGATAAGAACAAATCTCCTGCGGTGTTTACTTCAATACCGATAGAATTTCCATATCCATCTTGTAAAGTAGTTAAAGCGGGTGTAGCTACACCATTAGTCCCTAAATGAATTAGAGATTGAAAACTTTGTGAAACATAGAGGTTACTTAAATTACCCATATTTTATTTATTTTTATATGTTTATCCATTTTTGATATTGTTCATTCCACTTACCAGGAATTGTAATCCAAACTTTTCCAGGTGTAATCCATTGAATACATTCTGCACAACTTTCTAATTCTCCTGGAGGTAATACAGGTAAACCAGAAAAGTTTATGTTTGTATTTTCAGTACTATCTATTACAGTATAACATACCAAGTTATCATAAGTAGGTGAATCTCCTGGCTGTTCTACAGATGTAAATGTTTTACCAATTGGGAATGTAGCTTGATTGAGAACTGCAACATATCTTTGTTGTGTGTTACAATCTTCAATTATATATGTTGTAAATTCATCAGGTTTAATTAAAAAAAAAAGACAACGATTTCTATCATTGTGGGTGGTGAGTGTAAACGTGGCCACCCAACCTGCTAAACCATTGTTATACTCTTCTGCAAAAGCAACACAACTTATATCATCGTTTATATCAAACCCTTGAACACCTCTTTGTGTATATGATGTTAAATCATTTATAATTGATAAGGTGTTAGCATGAATATCTACGGTATCATCTACTCCATAAAACGGAATAGTTTGAGCATTTGATGTACCTGTTGATTCATTATCCTTATTCTTAATTTTATCCGCAACAATCAACTGAATGTTATAATTGGTAACACTTGTACCAAAGTTAGATTCAGTAATCAAAATGTTACCCAATGGATATGCAGGAAATTCTCTGGTATCTATCTTTGAAATATCACCTTGTGTTACAACAGCAATAGATGGGTGATTATTCATTATAGTCTTAAAGTAGTTTAGGACATTATAATATAATGAATAATTCGTACCTGTATTATGAATAATTTGACTCATAGTTTATTATAGTTGAATACCTCCAAAATACTGATTACTCTGGTCTGGATATATCTGTGTTTGATTACCAACTGTTTCTAAATACTGTGGAATGTTGTTTGAATAAGAAATCAAATAGTTTTGTAATCTTAAAGCGTAATAATCAGCATTTGTTTGTGCAATTTGTTTAAGATAATCTATTTCCGATTTAGATGGTGCTTCTCCTTGCTCACTTCTTTGTTTTACAGCTCCATTAGATTTGAATTGAACGGAACTGAAAGGAATATACTCCACACATGAATACCACATTAAAGAATTCTTAATGTAATCATCCAATAGGTCTTGATAATAAATACTCAAACCACTAACAGTCCCTGCTACGATTTGTGCTTGTAAATAATCAAACAGAACCGTACCCAATAAGTTTTTTAAGTACTTATCTTGTGCCACTCTTACAAATGGTAATAAAGCATCTGCATCTATTGCACCTTGTAATGGTGTATTCTTTATAATATCGTTTCTTGTAATGAAAAGTGCGTAAGCCATATCTTTATATTAGTTATATTCTTTTGAGAAAAATGCTGAATTAGTTCCTACACTTCTAATAAAGTTTATATCACTCATTTCTTCAGCTTTGTTTGGTAATGGTTCAAATGAGGTTTCATCTTCACTATCTTCAACAGTTGCAGGATTTTCCATTGATTCATTTACATCTTGTTCTACTTCTGCTACACTCTGACCTGTTTCTTCAGCAGTTTGTGAAAGGATTACCAATGGAGTTAATTGTTCAAAATACAATTCTATTTCATCACCATATCCACCTTCAGTTAATGCCATATCTAATGAGTTTAGAATTAGATTTTGGAATGGAGATATTGTCATAGTTTGAAGAATACTAAATGCAGTTTTCATTTCTTCTGATTGAGAAGAGAAACCATTAGCTTCTGTTCTGATACCAAACAATAATGGAGATGTTACTCTATGTGCGACTAGGATTCTATCTTGTGTGTATCTTGCTACATAATCATATTTCTCATGTAGGTTTTCAATACTGATTACATCAATAGTTGGTTTAGTTGTAGGGTCATCATTAAATGATAACATAAATCTACCTGCATTATCCGTACCTGTGAATTTAGCTTGAACTAAATCTTCAATGGTTTGTCTTTCTTCAGGTGCAGGAACTCCATTATTAAAGTTAATCATTACGGCAGGTAAGAAACCATTTGTAATGTTATTATAATGTAGGTTACTTATCTCACCTTCAGATATACTGAATTGTAATGCTGATACATAATCAGGTAGTGAATAGTAATATAATCCAGGTGAGTAGTTTTTAATGTAAAGAATTTCCATCTTTTCATTTGATGTTCCAAATGCAGGTATCTTCTTTTTATCTTTAACCTTTCTCTGGTCATTCCAATCAGTACAATAGTAATAGTTCTCTATACGAGGATTATTATATATCTTTTCAGCTCTTAATAATTGGACTGGAGTATGATACATTTTAATTATCTTTGTATGGTCATCATTCCAATATACTTGGTATGCTGCATTACCATATAGTTTCAAATCAAATGTTACTCTTTTAGTTTCTTCTTGTGGAATTAACTTTTGTAAAACGGAATCAAATGCTTCATTTTTAGAATATAATCCTTTACCATATATTAAATCAGCAATACCTTCTATACATGCTGAATTAGTTGTAGATACGTTATACGCAGAAGTAACTGCATCAAAGAAGTCATCGTGTCCGTAAACACCAAAAGGTACGAATGGATACCTTGTCTTTGTATCCTCCGTAATGATTGGAAGTTGATTATTATTTACATTAACGATAGAAAATTTCTGTCCTTGTTTCATATTAGTCCATTATTATGTAGTGATTTTCACTAACATTAGAGATGTATTGTGTATTTTTATTTTCGTAAACTGCTTTATCAATTGATTGTGATGCATACACTTGGATTGAACCATTCCATATTGAGCCAGTTACACCTGTATTAAGTAATGATGCTCTATATTCTCCACCAACTATTGCTCCACTAATATCCATAGAGAATGATACATACGATTCGTATGGTTCATAAGTTAATCCACTAATTGATGCACTAAAATTATATTGAGTAGTCATATCTTGCAGAGCCATACTAAATATAGTACTGCCAGTTGGCTGTGTTCTGAAAGTATATTGATTAGATTGAGATATGTAATATGCTAACATTATCTTATAATTAGGTTATCTATATCTTATAATAACAACGAATTAACTAGAAATAGTTAAAACAAAAAAACCCCTACATTTCTGTAAGGGTTTTAATATATTATGCTATACTGAATTAAGCAGGTGACCCGTAAACTACTGTGAAGTTTTGGGTTAAACCACCTAATGCATTAGTTGTAGTTGAGCCTGATAAGAATACTGCTGGCAATTGTTCCTGACCAGTGAACGTAACTGAATAACCATAAAGGTCACCCAATGCTGCTCCTGTCTGAATTGTACCTGCAGTTACATCTGCTCCTTCTCTTTCACCAACTAATAGTGCATCTCCGTTTTGTGTCCAAACGATGATTTGGGGACGTCCATAAGCCATAAGCTTCAATTGGGTAGTCATTTCGTTTGTTAACTTCTTCAAATTAAGAACTAATTCTTGAGAGAAGAAAGTTGTTCCGTTTTCACGAGATGAATTTACAGTTTCAGTATATGCACTAGTTCCCTTTAATTCATAGTAGTAAAGAGAAGAGCCGGATGGAACTGCTGTGAGTTCTCCGTTTCCGTTTTTAGTGAAAGAACCAGTTGTGTAGTTAATGAAGTAAACTCCTTGAAGTCCACCTACACTTTCCTTACATACTTCGTTTCTTCCAGCTGATATATTACATGGCATATCTTTAGTGTTTTAAGTTTGTTAATAATAGGGGTGAGAATATCCCACCCCTTTTGTTTTTTTATTAGTAAGCTCCGTAGTATACAATATCGGAACCGATACCGAACTGCGTTCCTGCGGTGTATCTCATAATCACTCTGTAATTTTGAGAACCATCGATGTTAGCCATGTCCAACACTCTTACTTCGTTGTAATCTGACAACAAGCCAGTCCCAAAGAATAAGTTAGATTTTTGAGCTGCAACTACTTTAGATGCACCC